AAGAAAGTTAATACCTATAAAGAAAAATCTGACAAAAACACAGAAAAAAGCATATAAATACTTTAAAGAGGGCTCTGACGAATTAGAACCTTCTGCCTTTTTAAATGAATTAAGATCGTCTTTAAAAGAATTTGGATTTATACAACACGAATATGATGAAATAACAGATCAAACATTAAAAGAAGCATATGCATACTTTAAAAAGAACCCAAGTGTAGTTACGTATAAAGCTAAATCAGATCCAGGTCTAGGTTCTATGAGCCAGACAAGGATATTTGATTTCATGGAAGCCTCACAAGATGGCTTTAATGCTGTGCGCCACCTTCTTAATAGACTCCCTGCTGTGGTTCCAGCACTTGGGGCAGCTAGTATATATAGATCAACAAGGGGGCAAACAGAAAATACCGTGATGGAACACGGAGGAGAAGTAGGAGATAAAAGAGATTCAGATTATTTAGACTGGCTTTCTAACCAAGAGCAAAGCACACTTACAGATCCAAGGTATCCAAGAGATACAGACATTATGTCTAATATACTAGAAGCTCGATTTCCAGAAATTGCAGGAAGAAGATCGATAGATATCGCTAGAAAATATATATACGAGCCTACAGTAGATCACAGGAGATCAGAGATACAACAAGAAGCAGCAGGGGCAGTAGAACTACCCAGAGAAATGCGAGGAAGGTCGTATAAACCAAAAAACATGGACGAAACAGGATTACGTCCTGAAGTTCCTTTTAGATATACTGCAACATCCATAGATAATCCGAGCCAAGGCTACGATAAAGGAGGAGAAGTAGGGTGCTCAGAGTGCGAGAAAGCAAAGTATGCAGAAGGGGGAGAAGTAGAAGAACAGGTCGGACCGCCAGAACCTGAAGAATACGAAGTAGATATAAATGATGCCGACAGTATATACGGCGCAGCACTACAGAATAGAAAACCTAAGATACCCGAAGAGTTAGAGAAAGTATTCATGGATACTCCAGATAGAGATAGAGAGTATATAATAGAAGACTTTATGACGGAGAGGTATAATACAGAACTATCTGATCTGGAAATGCAACATTATGCATTATGGATGGATGCGGGTTGGGCAAATCCTAAAGATATAGGAGTATATGACATACAAGGATATTGGAAATCCAATGCTTGGAAAGATAATACAGATCCTGATAATCACGGATCTGATACATATAAAAAGCCATCCCATCCTACATTCTCTGACGAATCTCAATATTCTGCACAAAAAGGTGGCAGTGAATTTATAGGAGGAAGATGGAGAGAAGACGGTGGATTCCTAGCGGGACCTGATAATATGTACACAAATGATAGACTACGTTGGGAGTTTTCCAGAGAGAAAAATAGACCTGAATATTTATATACAGGTACACCTGTAGTAGAAGTGAGTCCTAAAGACATAGGAACGCAACAAAAAGTACAACAGTTTGATAAAGGAGGAGAAGTTACTAAGGATGGCGGAGGAGAAGAAGTAGAAAATGAAACTTCTAAAATTCATTCTCCTGTAATTAAAAACGGAACTAATATACGTGTACTACAGAGGTTTTTAAATGAGATATATCCAGAATTAGGGAAACTTGGAGAAGGACTGATTGAGGACGGAATCTGGGGGGAAAAGACATACACTCTTTATCAGAAGTTCAAGACTGATTATCCGAAAAGCAAAGGGAAAACAAGAAGAAATATAAGAGAAGGTGCCCCTGTAACAGGATTTCTAGAGGCGACTTTTCCTGGAGCAATGACTACAATATCCGCTCTTGCGGATGATATTTTCAGAAAGCAGGTCATGAATTATGGCCCTAACGATAGGCCGCCAGTAAGAACAGAAGGAGATTTCACAGATGACCAAGTTAATGTCTTAAGAGATATCACTAGAAAGAACTTAGCGGCTGGAAAATCATATATAGACTATAAAGATTACGATGCCGTTAGACCCAGCCAGGCATATCGTGCCGATTCAGGGATAAGAACCTTTGGTTCTTTACTTGGAGACCCTGGGTTCCAGACACAATCTGTTTTAGGGAGAGCTTCAATAGTTACTACCCCAGAAACATTTACTGCAGAACCCGACACTTTAGTACTAGACACTTATAATTTTAATAATGATGCATATTCGCATTTAAACAGAGGAGGAACCCCAATCGACAACCTAAAAGAAGCTACAGGGAAAGCCTTGAGTCCTTATGGAATTGTTCGGAACATGGCTCAATATTTTGGTAGTCAGGAAGGAGATACCTCAGCTAAGAAGTATGCAGTACGAACAAATCAATAATCTGGAGATGGGATATATATTTTTTTAAAAACGGAGAATATATATATAAAAGTATATATCTAGATAAAAATATTAACCTAAAATAGTATATTTGGCTATAGAAACAAAATAGAAGTGAAACTACATAACAAAACTTGTTATGGTTACACTACAAAATCAATTATATTTGTAAACGATAAATTATTATGACAAAAGAAGCTCAAACTTTGGACAAAAAACCAATCACAGAAAGTAAAAGCGACTTAGAAATTTGGGACATTGATGATTCCAGTCTTGTAGATTCACTTTTAGATAAATCAGTTAGTGATGGAGAAGATGATCCTGTACTGGGAAGTCTTAATCTAGATACAGAATCTAAAACTGAAACTAAAGTTGAAGATAAGGACGAAGATGAAAGTGAACTAGATCTAAAACTAGAGGATGATGAGGTAGAAGTTTTCGAAGATTTTGATCCAGATAAAGTAGGAGACGAAAGTAAAGAAGACGCCGAGGATTCAGAAGATGAGGAAGAGGAAGAAGAGAAACCTAAAGATAAAAAGGTAGAAGTAGATAACGAGGAAACAGAAGAAAATGAATTCTCTGTATTTGCTAATCTTTTAAAAGAAAACGAACTACTTGATTTTAACGAGGAGGAATTTGAACCTACTCTTGATGGTATTGTAGATGCGTTTTCAACAACTGTCGAATCCCGAGTAAAGGAAGAGATAGAATTATTCCAAAGAAATCTCCCTGAAGAGGGAAAAGATCTCTTGCGACACATTATAAAAGGAGGAAAAGTTTCGGAATTTTCGAATGTTTACTCCATGCCTGATGTATCTGCATTGGACATTAAAGGAGAAAAGAATATTAATAATCAACGAGCAGTACTAAAAGAATTCCTAAGACTTAGGGGAGATAGTGCGGAAGAAGCTCAGGAAACATTACAAGATTATGAAGATCTTGGAAAACTGGAAAGACAAGCTGAACGAGCGCAGGAACGCCTCGTACAGTATAACAAAAGTCAAAAAGCTCAATTAGAGCAAAAGGCTACCCAGGATGCTCAAGTAAAAGAGCAAAAACGAGCTGAAGTGCTCAAAACAATAGAGGAAACTGTCACAGAGTCAAAAGAGATTCATGGATTTCCAATGAGTAAGAAGATAAAGAAAGATCTTATGGCTTATATGACAGAAACCTCGGTAAAGATTGATAGCCCTCAAGGCCCGCAATATGTTACAAAGTTCCAAGCAGACGAGTTAGAAGCTGGGAATAACGTAGAAGATTTTATTCTACGAGCATATTTAAGGATGACAAATTTCGATCTTAAAGGAGTAGAAAAGAAAACTAAAACAGACTACTCTTCTAAGCTGAAAGCCACTTTGCAGAACAGCAAGCAGCGCACGGGTGCGCACGCTAAGTTCGGAGGAGGAAAGAAGACAGGACAAGCGGAAAAAAGTGAAGCCTGGGATTTTTAACAAAACAATTTAAAACTAAAACAAAATGAGAGCACAATCAAAGTTAGCCGTCCTTACAAGGCCGTTTCATGCTAATTTTACAGAGGTAAACCACCTAGGTGCTGCATTCATGGCTGAACCGCATAAATTTGATAAGGTTCTCACAAGAGTGTTTACAGCATCTCGCGTTGCGGATAATCCTCTAATGGCAGCAACGAAAGGTATGGGCAGAACATCAGAAATCGCATCCTTTGACTGGGAATGGGAAATGATGGGAGCGTCATCACGTCCACTAGTAGCAACAGTTGCTGCATCTGGAAGCGGTATTACACTTTCTGAAATGACCTTCACATTAGATGAAGACTGGTTTAAGCCAGGAGACGTAATTTCTCCAAGCGCAGGAACCACAAGACAATTAGTACGTATCCAGTCTGGCCCAGTTTCGGCTGCAGGTCCTGGAATTGGATTCGAATACGTTGTTCGATTAATGGCAGATGATCAAACTGCATCACTAAGCGCTGCAGCTCAAGCTGTAGGAGTACAATGGAGCAAAATGTTCTCCGTGTACGAAGAAGGTGGTGATCAAAGTGGATCTACTACCTACGCAATGCCCTTAAAACTCCGCTCTAATCTATCTACGTATAGAAAAGAGTACTCTGTAACAGGAGATGCTGCTAACCAAGCATTGGTTGTAGCATTAATGGATGCAAATGGCAAAGTATATAAGGATTACAAATGGCTTAAGTATGCTGAAGCCGAATATTGGATCCAATGGCACAAGGAAAAAGAACGTGGGTTGTGGTACAACCGAGCACAGTCTTCTATTGCTGGAGCAAACGGACGTATCGCACGTACGGGCCCAGGAGTACAGGAGTTGCTTGAGGATTCTCACGTACACTTTTATAATACACTTACTGAGAAATTGATTCGAGAGTATCTCTTGGACATCTTCTTCGGACGTGTTGATATGTCAAACCGAAATATCGTAGCCTACACAGGGGAATATGGAATGCTTGCATTTCACCAAGCAATGATGAATGCATCAGCGCCTTTCTTG